TGATACTGTCTTCTTCATCAATATATTGTTTTGCTATATTAATTAAATTAATTGTTTTATCTAATCCGTACTTTTTATAAAAATCTGAAATATCTTTACAATGATACTTTCTCGGAATAAATATAATAAATAAATCTGGATATTTTTTTCTAATCTTATTCATACTAGAAATCCCAGCAATGTCCGAATCATAGAATAAAACAATTTTCTTAAACTTAGCTTTTAAACGTTGATATTGGGAATCAGTTATAAAACAGTTTTCAGAAATTGGAGCAATAGCTGGAAGATTACTACATTCATATATAGTCATTACATCTTTTAGAGATTTTGTAATAACTAAATATTCTCCACCATTTCTTGGAAGTTGTTTAGCACCTTGTAATTGAATTTGTTTTCAATTAGAAATAAACTTATATTTTCTATTACCTGGATAGTAGATTCTTCATTGTTCTATATCATCTTTTATTCCTCCAAAATATCCAAATACTAGCTGGTTTTCTTTATATAAGTGAAATATTTCTCCATTTAAAAACACATTTTTACATGAGTAAACTCTAAATTTCTTTAAAGTTTCCTGCGAGATTCCAAACGATTGTCATCAATCTAATTCAAATCTATTTCAATCTTTTAACTCTACTTGAATAATAGCATTACCTTTATCTTCAAACTTCGTTTCAGAATATTTCTTAATTTTTGATGGATTAATAGTTAAATCTTTTCTAGAGATTATTCCAAAATCATTTGCAATTATTTGTAATGCTTTGTAAAAGGAGCAGCCAAATTTATACATTACTACCGATACACAATCTCCAGAAAAATCTCCTCGAAAATCTTTAAAGATAATTGTACCTTTTTTATTTCTGTAAAAAGCACAAGTTGGACGAGAATCAACTCTAAGTGGAGACTTAAATAAGCCTTTTTTGACAGGAATACCTAAATAATGCTCCATTAGAGTTTCTTCTCGCACTTTTGATAAAATCAATTCTTTGGTAACTGTCGGTTCTAATGTATAATTCACTAAATATATTTAAATACTAGAAGGGAAGGTCATCATCTTCATTTACATCTGCTGCTCCAAAATCTGATTTCATATCACTTAGTACATTATCAGATTTTGTCATATTTGTTGGAGTTGCAGTGGCAGCAGCTTGAATTCGAGACATTTCATATGAAGAAAGAGTCAAATCCTTGCCAATTACTTTAGAACTAATATAAACAATCCCCTCTCTATTAATACTAGCTACATAACTAGGAAGACTTGCATATCCATTTTTATTTGGAAGCAGTTTAATTTGAGTTTGTGTACCAACTTTTGAATCGAGAATCTTTTTCAAAAGTTTTACGATACCATCAAACGAACTTGCTTTAAACTGAGCCTCTCCTTTTTCAATTTTTTCACCAGCTTCAGGATTCAAGGCCATAATAAGTTGTTTACATTTAGCCATAAATTGTTCAGCAGGAGAAGCTTGTTCACGTTCAACTCCATTACGATCAGTTGTAGTCTTACGTTCAGCCGAAGTTGGTTCAAACATCTTATCATCGAAAATACCAGAACCGTCTACAGCTTCAAAATGAATATCAATAGTACCTACTGCATTAGGACCAAAGTCCTCTCCACGTTCAATCCCTTTAAATATTACATCATGAATTCCACATTTAAGACGATTATTTTCTACCACTCGTGCAGTCGCAACTGCACCCATATCAAACATATTTCCCATAGTTATATTAATTTATAATAATTTATTAATTTTTCTGTATTAATTAAAACGGAAGAGAATCTTCTTCATCAGAAACTGTAGAGTTAGTAATAATTTCGTTTGCGATATCTTCTAACTCAATTTCTTCATCTTTTAATTCTTCTGAAACTATTTCTGAATCACTATCGTTCAAAGGAACTAGTTTAAATATATGTTCTTTAAATGGTTGTAATTCAAAAACAGTTCCATATTCTAATAATATTGTCCTTTGATTTCCTCTAAAAGACACAGTATTAGATTTTGTTAATTTATTTCCTGCTTTTTTATCTGTAAAATATTCAGATTTAGCAATTACAGGAAATGTTTTTTCTTTTGATTCCTGAAAATAATTGATAGATATTCTATCTTCAGGATTAGCATCTAGGAAAGCTAAAGCAGTATCTGAAATAATTAATTTATTTGCAGTAACTTCTACAATAGCTTTTCCAGTAGTATCTCGTTTAACAGTAACAGAAGTCGAATTAGTAACAGTTAAATTTGATACCTTTTTAGTTGTTTCATCAAAATCAAATGATATTTTAAGCATTTCTTAACGAAGGATAAATTTGAGTCCAATCATAAACAACTGTTCCATCTTCTTGATATTTACCTAAAACAATATCTTTATTTCTAAGATGAGCAGGTCTTGCTCCACATTCAACAAATTTATCATTAGTATTGAAGCTTAAAATAGTGTTAGATTCATCATCGCGATACAAATCATTTTTGTTCAATTACATTTGTAATCTGATTCTATTACGAATCAACTATATATTTCTATATAGATCAGACTATATCATATTCCTAATTTTAGGAACCCTCCTTGTAGTCGTTGAGGCTATTTTAATCGCCTGCTGATTGTCCAATCTTAATCATTTTTACACTTTGGTAGATTAAGCTCTAAGGAGTTTCCAGCATATACGAGGTTTTCGATAATTATTACTAATTAAAGGGGCATTCTTAAGTTAACCCAATTGCATCGCTTTTAGAAGCTAAAATACGTCCTGTTTTCACATTGTTATCGTAAAGGCTTTTTATCCTTTACCTCTTATAGTTTCCTATAAGGTCAGCATATGTTTTCACCCACAACTTTATTTGTTAAGGGCATCGGACACTCGTGGGAAAATTATATTCTTAATTTAAGTTTCATTTCCTATGCGTTACGATACTAAAGACTCTTTAATTTCTTTAGTTATCTCGGCGTTAGCGTGCATTTTATCAAGATCAATATTATAGGCATCTTTAATAAACTGTTTAGCCTTCGCCGATATTGCCCAATCATTATCTATAAAATCACTTTTATAGACGGCAAAATTTTACCTAACAGGTCAATTTGCTTCGCAGTTAAATCACTATTTGCAATAGCTGCATCTTTAGCATGACAGACAAGTATTACATTTCGAGTACACTTAGCAACCATATTAATAACTTGCTCTAAAGCATCTCTCATAAATTTATACCCAGCTCCCATTGCCGCGTCAATAACGTCGGTACCAGTAAACTTCTCTCCAGCAGGAGTTTGTTTATACAGATGTAATGCTAAAGGTTTAACTATATCTTCTAACGCTGTAACTGTATCGATTGTAATAAAATCGTAAGGTTTTCCAGCTTTAATTACTTCTTGACAAACTTCTTTAATATCTTTTACAGACGTTACTCTAACTTTAAGTGCTTCAATATATGCTAATCCACCTTCAGTATCAAGCATCAAGTTATTGGGAAGTTCTGCAAGAGCTGAACTTTTTCCTTGTTTAACTTTTGAGAATATAATTAAATTTCTCGGATCTTGTGTTTCTGCAGGTAGTTTAGATTTTGGCAATTCCATAATTAAAACGTATATTCAGTATTAGTTCTTATTATCTTTTTATCTATATCATTTTCTGATAAATCTTGTTGTATAATACGTTTTGTTTTACACGGAATATTTAGAGAAGGTTCTCTAATTAATTTTATATCAGTAATTTGTTCGGGTAAAGGTAATTCCGTTCATCAACCTACGGAGCCATAAAATCCACAATTTAAGACTTGATTAGCAATTCCATATCGATTTTTACTTATAATCAACCCTCTATATGTGTCTCTTAATCCTCCTCCATTTTCACCTAATATTTTATATCCTCTACAAGTAGAAAGTTTTTCTCTAGCAGGATAAAATATTTGTAAGGTTACATCGCTATCGTTTACAGGAGCACTTGAAGCCATAATATCATTTAAACCTGGTTCAGATAAATCAGCCTTTCTTCTATCCATAGAAGATGATTCTCTATTTTGCTGCATAATCATAAATCAAGATATTCGATATTTACGCTTAAGCGTTACCATATAAGAAGATGTTAAATCAATTTCTTCCTTTATTTTCCTACCTTCTTCTAATTTGAGAAGCAGCGCATGATCTATAACCCCAATAACTTTCTGATTGGGATTATTAGGAATATAGATTTCTCTTCCATCTATTTCCTCGATCTTTCCAAGCTTTTGAAGTATAGGAATAGTAGTTTTATACAGAATTCTTGCAGATAAACCAGAATCAAATATAATTAATCTATCTTCAATACTCTGTATTCACTCTTTTGCCTTTCGTAAATATTCATAATTTTCATCAGTTAATATTGAATCAAACGAAAGAACATTATTAGTCGTTAAATAAATACCAAATTCTTCCGCACAATACAAAGCCATTAATTTAGCTAATAGGATTTCACTACCTAATTCAAGACTATAATAAATAAAATATACTGGATCTGTACTATTACGTAGCATTTGATACATAAAAAACAATACGAGTGAAGTTTTACCTCCACTACTTTGAGAAGATATTAAATAATAGCGACTATCTTGAATTCCTCCTATTAGTTTATCTAATTTTGAAAGACCAGTTGATGTACCAATGTTTTTTCCGTCCGTCCTCAATTAGTTTTCAAAGAATTCCAATATCGCTCATGAATTACATACTTTCATATACATCAAATGAAGAAACTGTTTCAGGAGTAATTCCCTTTTCTTTCATTAATTTTAAATCATTCCATTTACAACTTGCAACAAATTCTAATATTCCACTTTTAATAAGTTTATTAGATTTTGCTCATTCTAATAAATCCATAATTTCTTTATGTTTTTCTTTTGAATGTCCAATTGTTTTAGAATAATAAAAA